GTTTTCGGCAGTTTGAAATTACCATCGACTGCCAGTGATCCTTGCTCGTTGGCTGCGATGTCTGTGACTGCCACGCCAACGATTCCATTCAATACGACAACGTCGCCACCGACCACTGCACCGCTTGGCGTGTAGTCGATTGCTTCCGTGCCTGAATATGTTTGTGCCGGAACTTGTGCCATCTTCGTAACTCCCAAAATTCATGTTCTAAGAAATGCCGGGCGACACACGCCGCCCGGCTTATTGTGTCACGAAGTGACTACGCTGCACCCTTGCTCATTAACGCATTCAGATAGTCACCCAGGTCACAACCGAAGTCGTGATAGCCACGGAACTGAATTCCCAGCGTGTTGAAATCTGCGTCCGCGTTTTCGACTGTCGGCGTTTCCTGACCATTCAAAAACGAAACAACAACAGGCGACCCTGCTGCTTTGTCGCCGAGTAAATACCAAGCCGTTGTGCTGTAACCGCTGATCGAAGAATCAGACAATTGATTTGCCACGATCGGCTGATAGCGGCCTGAATAAATGTTTGCGTCAGACACCTTGACGGCTGCCAGATTGCGAGCGACATAAAGCTGTTCTGCAATCGTTTCCAATTCAGGAGGCACAAGCACGAACTTCGGCGAACCTGACATTCGCTTTGCACCGTCCGCAGCAGGGCTTGTACGTTGACGCCAGCCCTTCACACCAAGGCCCAAGCCAACGCCATCTGTGCCAAGATTTGTCGTTGCACCTGTAATGTAATTCGTGCGAGTTGCCGTGAAGATCGTTGCCAGATTACCCAAGAAAGTAGTCCAGAACAGATCATTCAACTTGCTCGCTGCACCGCGACCGATCCGATTTCGCAGATCGTCGAACGCACCAAGATCATCATTGATTATGTCCTGCCGTGTCAGGCTGAACATCTTGGCATAGGTATCAACTTGGCGAGTGTATGACTCCTCGCTGATCGTACCGTTTTTGATCACTCCACCTGGCCCCAGCTTTTCATACTTCATGTTGTCCAGCATTCGATAGCTTGTGACAGTTTTGAAGTCGCTGACGGATTTCGTTTGAGCAATCTCACGCCATACCTGATCTTCTTCCATGTAGCCGTCGAGCAACTCTTTATTTGCTACGTTGCTCAGAATTCCAGGCAAGGAAATCGCAGTAAACGCCGCTTGCAATTGCTGACCGTTTCCGCATGAATAGGTCAATACTTCGCGGAGATTACCGGCGGAAATTTTCATTCCCGGTGTCATGCTCATGCCATTTGCTGCGGATGCCATCAGCATCATCTGCTGTAGACCAATGCCGCGTTTGAACTGACTGTGAGCAGCTTGCAAAGTCTTGTCGTCGAATTGCTTTTCAACGTCTTTGATTTTGCGTGTCACACACATGGCCGCCTCAAGAACCTGCGGCAGATTTTCAGCGGCGTTCTGTGATGCTCCGAAGCTCGTAGTCCTAGCACCCATTGCCTGAATCTGTTTAGCCTTCATCACTTCTAGTTCGACTTTTTCAAGCGACCAATCTTGCTCAATCGCCGTCGCTGCGATGTTTGGAAATCCAAATGCCTTCGCTTGGATCTCGCCGCTTTTGCGAATCATCGCGGCTTGTAGTTTTCGTTCCTCGTTAAGTCGGGCTTCGATTGTCACAGCGTTAGCTCCTGCTGATACTGGTGGTGGAATTACGGGAGCCACTGGAACAGCAGCGGCAACTGGTGCCACTGCGGCAGCGGATGCAGCAGGAGCCTGTGAAACAGCCGCGTAGGCTGTTTGTAAAACTGCCACAGCCTCTGGTGTCAACATCGAAACATCGAGACCGAGACTCATCAACCAATCTTCAAAAACCATGGCCGCAGCCCCTTTCAAAAAACGACGGGCTGATGCCGCCAAATTCACTGTCGTTGTGCTGTCCGCCCCCATTGGGAGAACACTCGTTTCTCGCAACACCGAACGCCGTGCTATAGTCACCGGCCCCTCAAATGTTTGCCCGTTTACTGTCGCCGTTTGTCCGGCTGCTAGTTCTTCTGATTCGATCACCATTGCACCAATCGATGCCTGCCAAGTGTGACCTGCCGCCGATTGTGCGAGTACCTGCAAGGCTGTCGCTGACTGACCTGTGACAACTCCGGACAGTGTCAACGCCTTACCATCGTTCTTGATGTTGTCCGTCAGCCCGAGCGTTGCCTCAACTGTCTTCGTGTGATCGATCAGAATCGGAATTGCGTTAGGCGTTTCCAGTCCTGCAAGATCCACGACAACGGCATTCGCGAATCCTTCGACGTTCAGTTTCCCGCCTGAGTAGGCAAGTATCTGAAATCGTTTCGGCTTGCCTGCCCCGTTGGCCTTCAATCGAACGAATGCCGGGAAGTTCAATAGCTTCATACTGCGACCTCCGTAATCGTTTCATCTCGCACACCGCCATCGAGTGCGTCAGCGATCAGTGCCGCAATTCGATCTGGTGTCAGTCCGATTGATGCGAGTGTTTGTTCTGCCATAACTTGCGATATTTCACCGGCTGCAAATTGCTCCAGTGATTTCATAATCCGCTTCTGGTTATTGCTAAACGCTCGCTGACCGATTGTCGTGTATTCACCCTGCGGCATTGGCGGCCCGCCGACAGCACCGACCTGTGCGACGACGGCTGCAAATGGTGCCAGCATAGCGTCAACATTGATCGGAGATATTCCGGGGAATGCTGATCGGATCAACGCATTAGCCGTCGCCACTGGTATCACACCAGCAGCAACCTGCCCAATGATTTCAACGATGCTGGTGACCTGTGCCCCGTTCATTGCAGTGTCAGCAATCGCAGTGGTGTCCGTTGTCACGCTTGTGGACGTTGGTGCCGAGGATGCTGAATCGAATGTCTTAGCAAACACCGCTCGCTTATAAACTTCAACAGGCACGCCGAAATCATTAGCAGCACGCACAGACTCCGTGTCCCAATCCTGCCCGCGTCTGGCATGTTCTTCTGTCGGTGTCGATTGTCCTGTTGACAGCCGAACAGAAGCGGCATTCGCTGCGTCTAAGGCGTCCAGTTCTGGCAACGGCGGCCAGTGCCATTTGTGATCGCATTCGCCAAACTGCGGCAACCCGTCCAACAATCCCGGAGTATAAATTGCCGACTCAAGGAACCATTGAAAAACAGGTTCAACGATTGAGAACTCGACACGGCTTTGTTCGCATTTAACTTCAGGCTCCCACACATTTTTCATGTCGCCTTTGAAGGAACTGAAATTTGCATCTTTGCCAGTGCCTGCCGCAAGCGTGTAAGGCATGTTCGTACATCGGCTGAATGATTGCAGTGCCTGCCGCTGAAACATTTCGTACAACGGCCCCGGCTGTTTTGGTTCAACTTGTCCAATCTCCCAACCTGCTGGCAGCGTCGTCAGCATGTTTCGCGTGATCTCGATTTCAGCGAAGTCCGCCGGGCTTGCCGTTGGATCTAGTGCAGGTGAATTCGACTTGAGATACATCGCGAAGTTCGCGGCTGTCTCTGCACTGTAAAGCGTTGCCAGTTCCTGCCGTCGCATGATCGGCAACGTTTGCAAGGCGGGAGTTGCCCGAGGGATTCCGCGAGTCTGTCCCGGACGATCAGCACGAAATAAATGAAACACTTCACGCGACGAATACCACGCACCGTCAAGTGTGCTGATCGGTACGTTTGCGCCGGGATGCTGATTGTAAACGTAGATCCTAATCTCGTTCAGGGATTTGTCGAACTGGATTCCATCATCCGTAAAGGCGTCATTGTAAACGCTTGCCTGCCACGGATTGCTGATCTGATCGGCTTCGAGCGTTCGCAGATCCAACGTCATTGGGAAGTTCTGCGGCTTGTCTGCTCGCATGACGAACACTTCGCCGTCTCGCCAATACGCTTCCACCATTGTGCGGAGCATGTCTGCCAGATCGATCTTCGATGACCATTGGCGGAACGCTTTTTCGATTCGCCGATTTGCTTCAACGTCCTCAGTCAGCATCTGCAATCGAGGCCCGTTGCCCACGATATGATTCACAGCAGTCCGCAGAATCCCGGCGTACCACGAATTGTTCTCGGCTTCGTAGCGTGATCGCAACCGGATGATTCGCCGCACCGAATAACTGGCAGCCGCTCGTGCTGATAGGCTGTCCGCATTTGCCCAGTGCCGTTTGTTCTCGCTTGTCGTTTGTGCTAAATCAAACTTAGCGTGAATCGGCTTTGGAACTGGTAGCGGCTTTGATTTCCGACGAGCCATCTAGTGGCCCCCCGGAGGTACAATTTTACTGCACATACTCCGCAGCATTGCAGCAGGCGATGCCGTTGCCGTCTTAGCCGCTAAGTGATTTTCGTATTCGATCAGATCCTTGAGCGATCGACGTGTGACCGTTACGCCATCGTTTGAAACGCTGGCGGCTTTGAGTGCTTCGGCTGCGAGTTGATCTGCTGGTTCTGCCATTCACGCAGTTTCCAGCACACCGACGAACTGTGTCTATTGATGATTGGCACTAATGCCACGACGCACAAAATAGC